CGTCAGATTTGGTAATAGTCTTAGAAGCAGAAGTAACATCCAATGGCATATGATAGCCAGATCTTTGAAGAATATCCATAAGAGCGATTGAAGCATCGTTTTCTCTCGCTGGATCTACAAGTGTTACTTGAAGGTCTTGCCATGAGGCGCGACCTGGGTAGTAGAAAGTATGATTTAAGAATGAGTGCGGTGTCTCACTAATTTGAACATTTGGCTTTTGTGAAGTTTTAGCATACCAACTCTGAAGTCCGATAGTACCATCTCCTGTTACGTTATTCCCGAAGCTGATAAGCCATCTAAACGATCTTTTCGGATCTGCAACTTCGCTGCCTTGTGCGCCCCAAAATCCCATGTTATGTTTTCTCCTTTATATTAAATAGATGTTAAAGTTTTTTTTAGTCGTCAAAAGCTGCGCCAGTGTTCGAAATATTGAAGTCAATTGCAATGTACTCAATAGCACGGGCGGGCTTAAGGAAGATCTTGGCGTATAGAATATTTCTATCAATCAAGTCTGGCGTTGTTGTGGTCTCATCCAAAACAACTTTAAAGTCAGTGAGACCGAAATCAGATCTAATTCCTTCTAAGAAAGGATTAACCTGCGCCAAGAAGCGATTCCAGGTGGCTGGGACATTTTGATCAAACAAGATGTTATTAGCCATTCTAGAAATTTGTTTCTTAACATAAATCATAAGTCTTCTTACGTTAATTCTATCAAGAGCAGATCTTTGCAACTGCAATGTTTTCTGTCCGAAGATTACAATACCTTCGGCAGGGAAAGAAGCGATAGGATTAATACCTGCTTCGTAAAGCTCATCTCTTTGTTTCGAAGTGAGCTTTTCTCTCACACCAATAACAGGGATTCCAGCAGAACCGTCTGTGAGTCCTCCTCGGTTAAACCCGGCTGGAGCAAACCAAAGCTTAGTTTTAGTTTGAGAGCTTGAGAAAGTACCAATCGCCGCGATTGAAGGAGGTGCCCAAAGAGTTCTATTGTTAATAGTGTCTTGGACCTGAACCCAAGGGTAATAGGCACAAGCATAGCTGCTGTTAAGTGAACGATTTTTAAGTGCGGTAATCGCTTGAGAAGGGCTGTTCCCGTAGCGGTCAGCACCGGAAGAGCCTGCGTCAGTAGCTGGCAAGTACACACTCGGTAAATCAAGAATTGCGAGTGCGTCGCCTCTATTTTCACAAACACTAACCAGATAATCACCCAACTTTGAGTTTGTAATTCCAGGCATAGTAGCGAGGTTGTATTCTACAACTTCTGCATCAGACACTGAATCAATAGCTTTTGTTACGCTGTAATAAGCGTAGCTATTAAGACCAGTAGCGGTTGAAGCAAGGGCAGATGAATTATTAAAAGGCTCTTTTTCATAAATGTCTAGACCATCGTTACCGCCGTGAAGGACAGTCGTAAACTGGTCAAAACCTGCATCAAGGACGCCTTTGTAAGTTCCAGTAACTGCCGTTACAGAGTAGCCTGATTGCCGTGAGCCGGAAGCGTAGAAAGCATTTGGAGATACATCGACCGATCCTGACTGTGAGATATCATCTAGTGTAAAGACATAGTGATGCTCAAGCAAGTTGGTATCAATAGCAAAGTCATCAATTCCTCTAGCCTTAGACAACAATACGTCAGATGTTGACTGATCGTAAGTAGAGTATCCAGCCGAGCCTTCGTTGACACTAGCGCCGAAGTATGCGCCTGCGGGAGACTGAGTGGTGCCGTCAGAGCTACTTACTCTTGTGTAAATCTTAGGATACTCAAAAGATGCAGTAAATGACCCAACTCCTACAGTTTGAGTAGGGACTTTGGTCATATCGACGGCAAAGAAAGGAGCATTGTCTTTATCGTCGCTTTTTTCGATTGGAGTACCAAGTGGTTTTCCTCCAATTGGAGTTGAACCACTCGATGCAGGAAGACCCCATATAGGCGTTAAAGGCACATCTTTTGCTGCAACGTTGTTTGTTGTTGATCCCGCAGACCCAGATGCCCAGTGGAGCGCTTTAAATCTAAGAGGACCGTAAACTCCGAAAGGAAGAAGTCTCTCGTCAGTAAGCTGCATTGCTACATCGGCGTGGATCTCGATACGAATAAATCGAGAATTATTATTATAATCTCCATTAACAATATAGCGATTGTTAGTTGAGTCCCAAGTTCGATACTTATCTCCAATTACTTTGGCAACATATCTATCTGATTCTGGGTTTAAATTGCAATTGTCAAATCTTTCAACAATTTGTGGCGCGGAGTCTAAATCTTGAATATTTCGAATCTCAACGCTGAAGCTGCCATATTGACTTTGAGAGTTTAGTGTAGTTCTAATGTTGGCAATAGAAATCTTAAGATTTTTTGTTGTCCAAACTCCTGAGTTAAGTGCGTGAAACTTAAATAGGTTTTGCATAGAAGTCGATTGGAAAGAGTTGGTAACTTGGTCTCCCGGTGTGCCAATGTTGGCTCTAGGAGGTAATGTTGTCAAGTCTTGAGAGAAGAACCATCCAGTTTGAGCATTTTGAGATGGCTTTCTGCGGTCTCCTTGTTCTTGTGCGGCGACTTCGTAGATGTTCTTTAGAGGAACAATTGCTGCAAACGCTTTTTCGCTCGCTGCCTGAAGCCCTTTTGACCCACTAAGATAAGCTTCTCTGCGGTGACGGTCAAAAGTTTCTCCAAGGAAATATTTCTTTTCGTCTGTTAGTAGTCTGTGATTGGCTTGTGTTGGATTGGTATTAAAAACTTTTCTGATATATTTGTCAGAATTTTTATCCAAGGAAAAGCATATTTTGTCGTTAGGGCTTTGGGCACCTTCTGCCCAGATATCAGCTTGGAAAACTTTATCAGTGCCGCTGCCTGGGTCTGCACTGTTAATCAGCATACCCCAACTAGAAGTTGCATAGGCGGCTCCTGTACCAGCAGCGTTCGCGACTGTTCCACTAAGAGTAATATGACCTTCGTTAAAGTACCAAACAGCCGCTAGAGAACCAGTAACGATGTTAGCACCAATAGCCCCAGTCATTGAAGAAGATGGGCACATGAAAAGACCGTATGCTCCACCGCCTGTTGCTCCAACTCCGTTAAAATTGTCATCAGTATCTCTAGTGTACCAGCCAGCTTCTCCGGTGTCGGTTGTTTTATTTGGGTGCTCGTCTCCAAGGAGTCGAACAAAAGTAATAGGGCTATTATTTCTTAGCCAAGATTGTGCAGCATAAACTGCGTACATAGGAGCAGTTAAATCTCCTGAGCGCCATGCGTCAACAGGACTGTTGGCTGGTGGTGGCGCACCAAAAACAGTTACAAATTCAGAAAAAGAATTTATCTGAACTGGTTTTAAGGCTGGTCCACGAACAGATCGACCTATAATAACTGGTCCCAAATCAGTAGGTTCTTCGGTGAGTTGAGAATTATCAATTTCATTGATAAAAACTCCAGGGGAAACAAATTTAAACTTTTTGGCTGACATTCTATCTTCTCCTATTACTTGTGCATCGCAGTAAAGAATACACTTTTATCTTCTATAAATAGTTAGTGAAAACGCCAAAATACTTTTTAAGGTTTATAAAATCCTTTATCATCATTGTGGTCTGGAATATCTCCAAAAACAACTCGTTCGCGAGGGAAGCGCACTTCAACTGCATTCTGTCTTTTTACAATTTTTGGAGTCTCTTGATTTTTATCTTCCCCTATTAAATATCCCAATATACGAATATTAATATCGGTCACAAATTTTCTTTCTTGGTCTTGTAAATCGGCAACCGTGTTGTTCGCGGAGAAATTTGAATCTATAAACCCTTCATATACATGACCATTTCTTTTAAGCTGAAAATAGTTTATTCCACCAGTTGTAGTAATAAATGGTGTCATAATATCATTCATTTGTTGTTGGTACTCGGTCGTGATAGAGATGGTATAATTTACGTTTACATATACTGGCAGCGGTATTGTATAAGTCTCGTACACAATTTTTTTATTTTTTTCTTTTGTTTTAAAATTGATCTGATTAAATCTTCTCTTTGCAGTTGCATTTGCAAACTCTGCTGTTTTTTTCTGGTTAATCCTTCTTGCAACTGTGATTGTACCTTTCTTAGAGTCTCCTACAGGAGGTATGTTTGCATAAACTGATCCTTTTTGAGTTAAATCTTTAACAATAGAATTTCTTTCCAAGGTCATTAGTGGATATATAATTGCTCCATTATCGTCTCGCAAGTCTTTATGTTGTTTAATCTGCGCTGCTCTTTCTGCTGCAACCCAAATAACAGGGACTTTTTTAAAACCCTTGTTGGTTTCTGTGTGAATGTTTAATGTGTCGTTGAGATAATCTAGCATAGCTGCGTCAATATCTTCTATTGTTGAAGGTGTAATCAACTCTTCACTAACATTTGGATCTTTACTGGGCATCAAAATTTCCTCTTCTGGACTTAATACAAGCTGCTGATACTTCTAGGCTCTTTCCTGCTTGACCAAAAATCTCTCTTGGTTCGGAAAGGGTTACAATTTCATAGTAATCATCATCATAAAGAACAAAATCGCCTTCACGAACATATAAGTCTTGATCTTCATTTAATCTTCGTTTATGAAAATGTACTGTAATGGAATAAATCTTGTCTAATCCGTGTTTATCTGTTGTAGTTTCAATACCTCCGTATTCTACCAAGGCATATACTCTAATTGGAGATAAAAAATTCTTGCTTATAGCTTCGCCATAAACTGGGTGATAGTTTGTGTACTCTTGGCTTATAGGGTAATAGAGGATCTGTTGCCCTATAACTCTTTCTATAAGCTCATCATTAACTTGTTTTACAAGATCTCGCTCTTTTTCTCCTAGAAAAAGCGGAGGAGGAGGCTGGCTTGGCTGTTCCCATTTATCTTTTGGCACAAGTTATCCTCCTATCCTTGGAAAATACCAACAGGTATCTTTTGCATTGTTTCTAGTGCAGTTGTTGCAATGTTGCTTTGTTTCTCGCTAAGTTTTTCGTATGTAAGTTCGTCTAGAACTGTTTTTAACTCTTCTCTGAGAGCTTCTTTCTCAGATTGAGCTTGAGATAAAAGATCAGAAGCATTAAGAGTTACATCATTGCCTGGGATGGGTATAGTGCCGAACTTTCCTCGGATCTGACCAAGAGTTTCTTTGGAAATAGCGAGAGAAAATCTTCTAATCCACTGTTTACCGATCGAGTTAATACTATTATATGGAAGATTAGAAAATGGAAGCGTGTTCATGTTGTTTACGCCAGTTAAGCCGCTATCTGCTGTGTCGGCTTCTGTCCAAGGGTCAGCCTTAACTGTAAAATCAACCCAGTATTTTTCAGGAAAATTTTCGGTTTCGGGTGGAGGAAAGATTCTCAACCGATTATTTTTAACTTCATAAGAATACTGAGATGTTCTTGTATAGATTGCATCTTCGTAAGCCATCGCTTGAAGTTTATTTTGCCAAACTGGAACAAGTTCGAACTGAGAATCATCTGCATATTGACCATAAGTAGACATATTCCCTACTGTATTCAATCCACCATAATAGCTGTAAAATCTCCACTGAGCATAAGGTGTTTTGTAATATACCTTTCTAATAGTTACTCTTTTGTTTCCTACTTGGTTAAAAT